TGTCTCTGTGTACAATCAGTGCAAATCATCGTTGGGCTTATCACCCACGCAAGAGAGAGAACCAGCAGAGAGAGATTCACAGTGGCAGGTACAAGAAACAGTGGTGGCAGGAACAAGACACCTGTGGAAGTGAAAGCACGCAGAGGACAGGCAAGCGTGACTGAACTTGCGATTGTGCAAGGCACGAAGGCTGCGCAGTCTGTTGGTGTGCCTGAGCCGTTGCGCCCGTTGGTGAGTGGTGGCAGTGGTGAACAGTTGTGGCAATCACTGTGGACTTCTTCTGCTGTGTGGTTGCGACCTGACACAGATGTTGAACTTGTGCAGATGCTTTGTGAATGCACTGAAGAATATGTTGCGCTGCGTCAGCAGGTGATTGTTGATGGTGACTATCACGACAGGGCAGCCTTGCGTCAATTAGAGAAGCAACGCTTCTCGCTGATTTGTGCGTTGGGTTTGACACCAGTGGACAGGTCACGACTTGGCTTGCAGGCTGTGAAGGTTGAATCACAGATGGAACAGTTCAGAAGTTCTATTGCAAAGAAACGGAAAAATGAAGCCTAGAAAGGTTTGGACACCTGCCTTCTACACACCAAGTATCAGCAAGGTTTCTGATGGTGATGATGTCATCATTTTTGCTGAACACTTTTTGCGATTGACCAAAGGTGTGAAAGCGCATCAGCCTTTGGTGTTCACTGAATGGCAACAGTGGCTTCTGCGTGCGATGCTTGAACGCAATGCCAGTGGCAGGTTGAGATACAAGCGTGCGCTGGTTGGATTGCCACGCAAGAACGGCAAGTCACTTCTTGGTTCTGCTCTTGCGTTGTATGGGTTGTTTGCTGGTGAAGCAGGTGCAGAAGTTTATTCAGCAGCAGGCGACAGACAGCAGGCACGCATTGTTTTTGAAGAAGCCAAACAGCAGATACTTCAATCACCAGCACTGATGGCTGAATGCAAGATATACCGTGACGCAATTGAAGTGCCATCAACAAACGCCATATACCGTGTGCTGTCATCTGATGGAAAACTTGCGCAAGGCTTGAACCCTTCTCTGGTCATCTTTGATGAACTTCATGTGCAACGCAATGATGATTTGTATGACGCTTTGACGATGGGTTCTGGCGCACGCCTTGACCCATTAGTGGTGGCAATCACCACTGCTGGTTTTGATTTGGAATCCTTGTGTGGTCGTTTGTATCAGTACAGCAAACAGGTTGCTGCTGGTGAAATCGTTGACCCAATGTGGGGTGCGTGGTGGTGGGAAGCAGACAGTGACTGTGACATCACTGATGAGAAGCAATGGAACAAAGCCAATCCCAATATGCCTTTGGGCTTGCTTGATTTGGAAGATATGCGTGTTTCTGCACAGCAATCATCAGAAGCAGCGATGCGCCGATTCAGACTCAATCAGTGGACACGCTCACAAGAATCATGGCTTCCTGTTGGTGCGTGGGAACAGTGCAACAATCCTGAAGCATCAGAACTGAATATCTATGACCCTGCGTGGGTGGGCATTGACATGGCATTGAAACATGACAGCATTGGCATTGTTGTGGCACAGCCACACGATGATGGCAAGATTGCAGTGAAGGCAAAAATCTTTCACCCCGATATTGACGGCATTGATATTCATTCCATTGAAGAACACCTGCGCTATTTGCACAACGAATACAACATACAAGAGTTTGCATATGACCCTGCGTTCTTTCAGCGTTCTGCTGAAGCACTGTATGATGATGGCTTGCCTATGGTTGAGTTTCCACAGTCATCACAGCGCATGATTCCTGCGTGTGGCACAACCTACGAAATGATAGTTGGAAAGAAGATTGCACATGATGGTTCACCAATGTTCACAGACCAAGTGTTGTCAGCAGCGCAACGCATGACTGAACAGGGTTGGCGATTGTCCAAAGGTAAGTCACGCAGAAAGATTGACGCTTGTATTGCGATGGTCATGGCAGTTGATAGAGCAACTAGGCGTGGGACTAGCACACCACAACCTATGATTGCACAAGTATGGTGATGGCATGAGACTGTTCAGTGTTGTGGCAGAAGCCATTGGTCTTTGTATTGCCTGTGCAGGTGTTTTCATGATTCATATTCCATCAGGGTTGATTGTCACAGGGTTGGCTGTTGTTGCAATGATTGAAGCAAGAGCATGAGTCTTTTCAAGCGTTCAGAAGTTCGTGCGCTTCCACCTACCATTGACCCCACAGGAATCACAGCACGACCTGCGTTCGCTTCTTCTGCTGGTGAAATCGTTGACCAGAACACAGCGTTCACTTCCACAGCAATCATGTCATCAATCACTTTGCTGGCTGATTCAATCGCATTGATGCCACTTGACTTGTATGAAGAAGTGGGTATCAGATATGAGCGTTTGCCAAAGCCACTGGTGTTGCGTCAACCAAACGCAGAGCAATCAATGTTTGAGTTTGTGCATCAGTTCATTGCCACACTTGCTGTGCATGGCACTTGCTTTGTATATGCACCACATGACGGAACTGACCTGATTGAACTGCGCAACATTCACCCCGACAGGGTGACAATCATTGTGGACATGGACACGAACAGCAGAACTTATGGTGAGCGAACATACAAGATTGCTGGAAGCAATGAAGTGTTCACTGCTGACACCATCAAACAAGTTGACTGGTTACGCTTCCCCAATCAAGTGCGTGGCATTTCACCCATTGATTCATTGCGTCAAACCATAGGCACATCAATTGCCATTGACCGTTTTTTGGCGCAGTTCTATGGTGACGGTGCAACACCTTCATCAGTCTTGGAAACAGAGAACAACCTGTCACCTGAATCAGCAGAGATTCTGCGCCAGACATGGTTTGATACTCACTACAAACAGCGCAAGCCTGCCGTGTTGACTGGTGGTTTGAAGTGGCGCAGCGTCACTGTGTCTGCTTCTGACATGGACACCATCAACCATCGTGAAGCAATTGTGCGTGATATTGCTAGGGCTTATCGCATACCACTTCACATGATAAATGGAACAGGTGGTGACTCGCAGACTTATCAGAATGTTGAGTCAGCAGGCATCAACTTCCTGCGCCACACGCTGTTGCCTTGGTGCAGAAGATTAGAAGATATGATTACTGAACTTCTGCCACCACGACAGTTCGTAAGATTTGACACGAATGAGTTTGCAAGAGCAGACCAACTGACAAGAGTGCGTGCGCAACAAACAATGATTATGTCTGGAACTTTGACACCTAACGAAGCACGCCAGATTGAAGGTCGTGAACCATACACAGGTGGCGACCAGTTCATTCTTGGTATTGCTGGCGCACCTGTGGCTGGTGTTGAAGGTGGAGATTTGCCCACATTGGGCGTAGATAGTTTGGTGCATGAATGAAATCACAGTCTTATTCAGTCACTACTACAAGGGTGAAAATTGTTGCTGCTGACAACATCAATCGCCAAATCTATATTCATGCAATTGGTAATGGTGTTGTCTATATCGGTGGTGCTGATGTCACTTCTACTAATGGAATGTTGACAGAGAAACACGCTGTGCCTTTTGAAATGTTCTTGCCAGCATCAGAAGAACTGTACGCAATCACTGCATCAGGTACTCAAGAAGTGCGTGTGCTAACACCAAGTCAGGATTGATAATGCCCTACTACATCAGCAACGAAATGAACGACTGTCAAGGGTGGGCAACCATCAAGGCTGACACACCTGACAGCGCACCAGAAACAATTGGTTGTCACGAACTGAAAGATGATGCCATTGCACAGATGGTTGCTGTGTCGTTGTCTGAAGAAGTTGAACCAATGGGTGATTGGGCTGAACGCCAGATGATGATTGATGTTGATGATGATGAAATGAATGAACAATACGATGATTCAGAAATGAATCAGGCTATGCCATCAGAAGCATCAATGTCTTTGAAACAAGCGTATGAAGCATTGAAAGACATACTTGATGAAATAGCAGAAAAGATGGGTGAACTAGAACTAGAACCATCAGATGAACTGATTGAAGATGAAGAAGAATCATCGGTGCGTGAGCAAAGGCAGATTGACTTATCAGCACCACAGTTTATGCGTGACAATGCAGAGCAAGGTTTGAAGTATCACGCTGAAGGATTGTCTGGTGATGGCTTAGAACCACAGACAGTTGAAGATGCACGCAAGATGGCAGAAGGTGAAGTGTCCATTGACAAGTGGCGCAAGATTGCGCCTTGGATAGCACGACACATGACAGACTTAGATTCAGCAGATGGCGAAATCACAGCAGGTGTGGTTGCGCATTTGTTGTGGGGCAGTGGGTCAACTAAGGAAGAAGCACAGCGCACAATGGATTACGCACAGAACATCATTGACAAACTTGATGAAGAACTAGAAGAAGAAGCACGCAGCACTGCAACTGTGCGTGAGAATCGTTGGGTCATAAAGAACACTGATGAATCACGCAAGCAGTATGCGTTCACAAATCTTGAACTGCGTGCCATTGATGAATCTGCTGATGATGGCTGGACTGTCTCTGGATATGCAGCAGTGTTTGATTCACCTTCAGAGCCTTTGCCTTGGACTGAATATGTGAAGCGTGGTGCTTTTCGCAAGACCATCAAAGATGGTGCTGATGTGCGTTTGTTGATTGACCACACAGGTGTGCCACTGGCACGCACCAAATCAGGCACTTTGAAACTGCGTGAAGATGACAAAGGTTTGTATATGGAAGCACGCCTTGACCCTGCGAACCCTGACGCAGTGAAGATGCGCAGTGCGTTGATGCGTGGCGATGTGTCGCAAATGTCTTTTGCATTTGAAACAGTCAAAGATGGTTGGAACAAAGACCGCACTGTGCGTGAACTCAAAGAAGTGCGCTTGCATGATGTCAGCATTGTGACATACCCTGCCTATGAAGAAACCAGTGCAGAGATGCGCAACAATCAGACAACTGATACACCAGTTGATACTGTTTCACCAATCTCGCTACGCAAAGCACAAATTGCGCTGGCAAGAGCAAGAGCCGTCAAGTAGCCACACGCCACCACGACACTCACGAACACAAACAAAATCAATAGAGAAAGAAGCCCAATATGGCATTTTCAGAAAAGTTGGTTGAGAAGCGTGACGCACACCTTGCATCTGCACAGGCAATCGTTGACGCTGCTGAATCAGAAGCCCGTGACCTTACATCAGATGAGAACGACACCATCGCAGTTGCGTTGCGTTCTGCTGCTGAACTTGATGGTCAAATTGAACAACACAAAGAACTTGAAGCACGCAATGCAAAAGCGTCTGAAGTTCGTGCCATTTCTGGCATTGCACCAGCAGTGGTGAAGTCAGAGCCACGCACATACAGCAAAGAGAACCGCAGTGCATCATTCTTGGGTGACGCATTCGCAGCACAGTTCAACAATGACTTCAGTGCAAAAGAGCGTCTTGCACGCCACATGAATGAAGAAAAAGTTGAACGCCGTGATGTGACCAGCGCAAACTTTGCAGGGTTGATTGTGCCACAGTTCTTGACTGAACTTGCAGCACCATTCGCCAGAGCAGGTCGCCCTGTTGCAGACATCGCACGCAAGCACGCACTTCCTGATTCTGGTTTGACAATCAGCATCAGCCGTGTGACCACTGGTTCAAGCACAGCAGTTCAGTCTGAAGGTGCAGCAGTTTCTGAAACGAACATGGACGACACCAAGTTGGACATCACAGTTCAGACCATCGCAGGTCAGCAGACAGTATCCCGTCAGGCTCTTGAGCGTGGCACAGGTGTTGATGCTCTTGTGATGAATGACTTGATTACTGCTTACCACACCAGCCTTGACGCATCTGTTGTGTCATCGTTGACCAACGCAATCACACAGGTTGTGACTTTCACTGATGGTTCACCAACTGTTGGTGAGTTGTATCCAAAGTTGCTTGATGGCGTACAGCGCATTCAAACCAACTTCTTTGGTGGCCCGAATGTGATGATTATGCACCCACGCCGTTTGGCTTGGATTCTGTCAGCACTTGACAATTCAAACCGCCCACTTGCAGTGCCAACCATGAATGGTGCATTCAACGCAGTTGCTGTTGGTGATGGTTCTGTTGTGTATGGCAACAGTGGATACAGTATCGCAGGATTCCCTGTGGTTACTGATGCCAATGTCATCACCACAAACGGTGCAGGAACCAATGAAGATGTCATCATCATTGCGAACACGCAAGAACTTCACCTGTGGGAAGAAGGCAACGGTGCGCCAATGTACCTACGCTTTGACCAACCAAAGGCTGCTGAACTTGATGTTCTCGCTGTGGTGTATGGTTACAGTGCTTTCACTGCTGGTCGCTACCCCAACGCAGCAGCGTTGATTGGTGGCACTGGTCTTGTGACCCCAACCTTCTAAGCAAGGGACAAACACAAATAGTGGTGTGTGGGCTTCTGACACGGTAGCCCACACACCATGTGTGTATTGAAGGAATTATGAACAAACACATCATTGAATCATTACTGGTTGAGCGTGCAGGATATGTGCAGCGTGGTCTGAAAGACCGTGTTGCTTCTGTTGATGCAGCCTTGCGTGACGCAGGGTACAAATCAGAATCAACCAAGGTTGAAACAGCCACTGCTGAACCAGAAGTTGAAACAGCATCAAAGCCTGCACCAAAGAAGCGTGCTGCTAAGTAGTCATGCCAATTGTCAATGGATATGCAACACTGGCGCAAGTGAAGGCTGCACTGCGTCTCACTGACTCTGTTGACGACACACTGCTTGAAAACGCTATTGAATCCGCATCACGCAGGATTGATGGCTATTGCAGCAGATGGTTTTACAAGACAAACCAAACACCTGTGCAGGTCTATCCTGCAACCCTGTATGAGTGTGGCACGCTTGATGACATGGCGAACACCAGCGTCACTGTGAAGATTGACAGCGTTGGTGATGGCTCATACGCCACGACTTGGACACAAGGACAGCAGTACCAATTAGAACCTTTGAACGCAGGTCTGACAGGCAAACCGTATCGGCGCATTGTCGCCATCAATGGTTTCAACTTTCCTGTTGCTGTTGACAAACCACTTGTGCAAATCACAGCGCAATGGGGTTGGAACGCTGTGCCTTCTGATGTCACACAGGCTTGCATCTTGCTTTCTATGCGCCAGTTTGCACGACTCAACGCAGCACTTGGTGTGGTTGGTTTTGCTGATATGGCTATGCAGGTCAGGGCTGTTGACCCTGATGTGCGTGACTTGTTGAATCCTTATGCGTTGAAGGTTGTTGCCTGATGTCTGTTGACGCAATCGCTAATGGTTTGAAAGTACGACTGGCAACCATTTCTGGTTTGCGTGCATACAGTTATCAGCCAGAGCAGTTGAACCCACCATTCGCATTCCCTGTCTTGAACAGTGTGACTTATCACAGAACAATGGGAATGGGCAACGCCACCACTGAATATAGTTGGACAGTCTTTGTAGTCACTGGAAGATGGGTTGACCGTGTCGCTCACAAACGCCTTGATGATTTCTTGTCACCAACTGGTGCGTCATCAATCAGGGCTGCACTAGAAGGTGACTTGACACTTGGTGGTGCAGCAGCAGATTTGATTGTGTCAAGTTCAGCAAACATCAGCGCACTAGAACAAGATGATGCAGAATATCTGCAAGTCTCATTCAGTGTCACTGTGTACACATAAAAGAAAGAAACAAAATATGAGTCAATTCAAAGTATTGAGCGACAACTTCACCTATGGTAAGCAGGGAAGCACTGTCAATGAATCCACACTAGAAGGACTAGATTTGGTCATGTTGGTTGAAGCAGGACATCTTGAACCAATCACAAGCAAGTCAAGCAACAAACCCACAACACAAACAGAAGGTGACTAGAAATGTCAGTTCAAGTATTGAAAGATGTGACCATCAGTATCGGTGGTGTGCAATTAGAGACAATGGCAAACAGCGTGACACTCAACTATGAAGTTGAATCAATTGATGTCACAGCGTTTGATGGTTCTGGCGCACGCAAGTTCACAGGTGGTCTTGTGAATATGTCTTGTGAAGTAACATTGATGCAGAACTATGCAGCAGCAAATGTTGAAGCCACCATCTATCCGTTGGTTGGAACTACAACTACTGTCATCATCAAACCAAGAGTTGGCACAATCAGTGCGACACTGCCTCAGTACACGATTACTGGCACTTATCTTTCATCGCACACACCCGTTGCAGGTGGCGTAGGTGAATTAGGTACAACGACCTTGTCATTCACTGGTGGAACGCTCGCAAAAATTGTGACACCACCAACCTGATTTTCTAAGTAAGGACAGCACATGCAAATGAAAATGAATGTCACGATGAGTGACAACACAACAAAAGAATGCACAGCACAGTTTGCTGATTTCGTAATGTTTGAAAGAACATGGAATCGCAGTGTCACAAAGTTCCAAGAAGAACTGCGTTTGACAGACTTGGCATGGCTTGCATGGCGGTCACAGATTCGTCTGAAACTAATCACCATTCAGTTTGATGAATGGCTTGACAATGTTGCAGACATTGATGTGTTGAGCGATGATGAGCCTGCACCTATGGTTGAAGTGGTAGAGACACCAGACCCTTTGGACTAGACAGCGCATACGGCAAGTTCATCACTGTGTGTGTTGAAGCAGGCATTGCGCCAAGTGTGCTGATACAAGAAGAAGAACAAGACATTCTTTCAATGCTTGAATACATCAAGTGGCGCAGAATGAATAACGCAAGAGAGTAGTCTAGGCGTATGGCTCAGGTGACAAACAATATGGTGCATGGGGTTGCACCTGTGTTGCAAGCGTTGCGTCAGTTAGAGCCTGAACTGTACAAAGGCATTGTTGTGCAGTTGAAAGATGACACGAATGATTTGCGTATGGCTGTCGCAAACCAATTCCCTGAACAGCCTTGGCAATCATCAACTGGTGTCATCAACTGGACACGCTACGGCAGGAAGAAGCGTGGCAGGAAATCCAAGGGTGAAGGTGGTGCGAACTTTCCACGATGGGAAGCCGACAAGGTGAAGCGTGGTGTCACTGTGCAGGTTGGTGGTCGTAAGGTGCGCAGGACAAACTCATATCCCATTCTGCGTGTCAAACAGTCTGATGCTGCTGGTTCTGTGTTTGACTTGGCAAAGAATGGAAACAGTGATGCTGGTATGCAGTTTGTCAACAATCTGAAGTCTCAAGGCACGCCAAGTCGTGTGATGTGGAAATCAGTTGAAAAGTTCTATCCATTGGTAGAAGCAAAGGTGATGCGCACAATCAATGCCATCACAAACAGTATGACTGCTGAAATCGCTGCTGAGACACACAAACGCAACGCACAGTCAATCAGAGCCAGTCAGCAGGTGCGCACAGCACTTGGCAGGTTTGGTAGGTAGTCATGGCTGTTGTTGTTCCAGTCATAAGCACTTTTGATAGTCGTGGAATCAAGAAAGCCATTGCTGATTTCAAGTTGCTTGACAAAGCAGGGCAGAAAAGTGCGTTCGCATTATTGAACACAAACAAGGCTATGAACAGTCTTGGCGCATCGTTTGCAAAGTTTGGTGCAGTTGCTGCTGGTGTTGGTGGGATTATTGGTGGGTCTTTTGCCAAGGCTGCGTATGAATCACAGAAGGTGATGAAACAAACTGAAGCCATCATCACTGCTACTGGTGGCGCAGCAGGTATGACAGCCACACAAGTTGCTGATTTGTCTGAGCAGTTTTCATTGCAAACAGGTATTGATGATGAGTTGATTCAATCTAGTTTGAACTTGTTGCTGACATTCAAAGCAGTTCGCAATGAAGTTGGTGAAGGCAACGACATCTTCAACAGGGCTGGCAAGGCTGCACTTGATTTGGGCAATGTGTTTGGGTCTGTTGATGCTGCTGCTATTCAATTAGGCAAGGCTTTGTCAAACCCTTTGAAGGGTGTGACTGCATTGCGCAAGTCAGGTGTTGATTTCACAGAATCACAAATCAAACAAATCAAGACATTTGTTGAATCTGGAAAAGTTCTTGAAGCGCAAAAAATAATTCTGGCTGAAGTTGAAGCACAGGTTGGTGGCACTGCTGAAGCAACAGCAACAGGCTTTGATAAAATGCGTGTGGCGATTGATAACGCACAAGAGGAACTTGGCACTGTCTTGATTCCATACATTGAAAGATTTGCTGATGTTGTCACAAACAATGTTGTGCCTGTCATCAGCCATTTTGCTCAAATGATTGGTGAACAAGGACTTGGTGCTTCCATCAACTATTTGAACGGCAGCATCATCAATGGGCTTGTCAGCATGGGTGCGTTTGGGAAAACTATCTTGGTGGTCACTGGTG